GGCCTTTTTAAGCGTCCTAACTATCGTCAGATTGTGAAGTATCGCCCCCCTGTTGGTCCGCGGTCTAAGGCATCGCGATTTATGCCGTGGCGCGAAGCGCAGGCTCTACGTTACAGGTTGAAGCGTGATGGTCTTATATATTGAATTTAAGGCGCGGGAGGGTAGAGAACGTTCGTTAGAACCTTCTTTTTGGTGTTGAGGGGGCTTGCCAGCTGTTGAGGGCCGCCGTACAGCGCCAAGCTGACGTCGAGCGGCACCAGCGAAGTTGACACACCGATCTGTGCCTTAGTAGTGGCGTACGGCCCCCCGGTAGCCAGTTCGTCCGCTGGAGGGAAGACACGGTTAGGCGGGTTGACATATGTACACGTGAACGTGCCACCGCGGGTGGGGTCAATGAGCCAGCATGTGATCTTCCATGTCCAGCGTTTAACAGCCTGTTCCGTTGCGTCCGCTGTGGAAATCTGGGTGTCGTTCAGTGTTGACGATGCGACGAACACGTTGTTGAGCGCCCAGATGGTGTCGTTTAGCGCATCCACCGGCCCGATGCGTGGGCTTTGGTAGTTGAAGGCACCACTGCCTTGGCCGCTGCCGATTTCAGTACCGAAGTTGAAGAATGTCTCGATTTCGTATACGCGCTGCTTTCCCTGCGACGCACCATCTTCAGAATAGAATGTAATGGTGTCGTTAGTGAAAGTAGGAAACGCCATAGTGTCCAGCATTTGCTGGTTCGGCGTTTCGTCTGCGTCAGTAGGGTAGATGCACAGACCTGCGTCAAGGTCCTGTGAAGCTTTGACGTGGATTGGACCCCACAGTCCGAAGCTTCCGGCTTTAGAACCGCTGTATCCACCCCACCCGATACCAGTCTGGTCAGCAAGTGCGAATGCAGTTGCTGCCGTTGGCACGTACGGGTCGGGGATGGGGTCAGGATCGGCACTGATCATAGGCTTGTAGAACGTGAAGGAGTAGTTTACCCACAATTCGCCGATTTTCATTGGGATCGGAATTGGCACGTCGTCCAGGACGTAGAACGGAATCTGCATGCCGTCTGCCGCGAGGTACAGTGTACCGATGTCGTACAGGCGTTGGTCAGCGTTTTTCGGGACGTTGCCAGTGCGCACGTACAGAGTGTCGAGGACGAGATTGCTCTTGTCCACCTGCCACCTGATATGCTGATTTTCCGACGGCCGGCCGGAGGTAGAACCGGTGTCGGACAGCATGGCCGTCTTTGTCTTCCACGCAGGCAGGATGGTGTCGTACTGCACGGCCATAGACACGGAGCCGAGCGAAGCCTTGCCAGGAGACACCAGTGTCGTCGTTCCCGAAGTGATAGCGCCGGGGCCACCGATTGCGACACCGTAGGTGCTAACGAAGTCGAAGCTGCCAGCGTGGCATTTGTATGAAGTGAATTGCCCCGCAATAGTGCTGAGCCATGGGAACGTGTAAGGGTTACCGGGGTTGATGGCGTAGCCTTCCTGCGGCAGCAGGGTGAATGCACCGTTGTCAATGGTGATGTCCTGCACGAATTCGCGGTGGTTGACGTGCACCTCAACCGTTCGCCCACTCCGCTTAGTGGCGATAGACGGCCGTGAGGCATACATGGACTTACGCTTGGGTGCGTACATATTATAACACTGAGGCGTTTCACTCTTTGGCAACGCCTCAGCGAAGCGATAATATGTAGCGTGTGTTTTGTGATTTGCAACACACGCTATGTTGCCTGAGAGTGATTACTCGAAGGCTTTGCGTCAGCAGAGCAAGCGTACGTATGCGAAGAATGAGCGTACGTTGATGATGAAGCTGGGTTATGGTCCGCTGCGTTTTCCGCAGCGTCTTGGTAACAAACCACGTGTTACCGATAACCTGCGAAGGAAGAAGAGTTATTTCGCTAGGATTTCGCGAAAGACTCTGAGGCATATGGCTCGGCCTATGACTTTTGGTAGATTGCGTGAGCGATATATTAATTTCAAGGGATAGACTCCCACGCAGCCCCCGATGCGATGGTGTGTTCTAGTCCTTGCGCGGGAGCAGAAGGTGCGACAGCGGATGAGATTGCCGCGGAGACCGCGGTGTCTTCGTGCATTACTTCAGAGTACGCTGAGAACGGCGGCGCAGCTGACAGTTCGATGACGTTCCAGCGGTCCGACGAAAGCTTTGAGAGGTCGGGTTTGAAGTTTGCGAAGATGAGGATGTGAGGCGGTGCGAACACGCACATGCCGGATTCGTATTTGCCAGAGAAGAAGATGCCGTCCTTGCACGATTCGATGGCGTCGTATGAGACGAAGTCTTCAGATGACCGCGGGAGTCCGAAGAGGACGATGCGCGGTTTTTTTTCCATGACGGCGATGGCAGATTTGATGTCAGCGGCTTTGCCCTGCACGAAGATGGCATTGTAGTTGCAGCAGATGTGCTTGGCGAGTACTGTCTTGCCCATTTTGCCCACGGGGTCGAAGAACCAGTGGATGGACCGGTTGTCCGGTGGCTGCACGATGAGGTCGATGACCTTTTGCTGCCATGGACGCAGTTCGTCTAGCGCAAATGTGTACTTGGGCTCTGGTGGCGTCGGCACTTCGCAGCCGGCGAACCAGGGGCCTTTGATGCGTGTGTCTTCCTTGGAACAGTAGATGAGTGACGCGGCCCAGTCGCGGCACGGTTCAAGGTGCCACCGCGGTATGTATTTGACGACAGTTGACCAGCGCTGCGGAGACTTGAGCTTGAAGCAGCCCTGGTAGTGCGGCGTTTCCTCTTCGCCGCGCTCGAGCTGGAACATGTAGGCGGTAGGCGTGTAGGCGCCTATCGCGAGCTTGAACTCGTTTTCAGAAGGGTACGATTCATGCGGGTTGTTCAGCGTGAAGCACCACGTGCGGCTTTGAGCGCCTGTCGCTGTTGACGATTTCTTCAAGAAAGAGGAAAGAAGGGAAAGAGAAGAGGAAACAAGCAAAACAAGGGGAGAATAGTATTACCTCCCCTTGTAGGCGCTGTAGGCGCCTATTTGCGCGAGTCATTGGTGTACAATGAGTCGGCTACGAGGAGCAGGTCCTCTGCGATGCAGTTTTTGCACATGTCATACATGTACATGTGGTTGATGAGCGCGCGAATGTGGTGTGAGTAGGTTTTGCCACTCACCTTCGAGCTGGTCGATGCCAGCGAGCGGATGTCACTCGCAGGCGGTGAGGGGTGAGCCGCCTCGGTGATCATCTCGCGCTCATGCGGCACCGCCGTGTCAATGGCCGCGGCGTTCGCTGCGGCGAATGACACCGGCGGGTGGCGCGCGACTTCATCGTCGGCGTCATCGTCGCTGAAGTCGTAGCGGCCGACTGCAGTCGGCGTGATGCGGCGCATGCGCCCCGTGCATTCGTCGTACGGGGTCGTGCGGTGCGCCGCAGTCATTGTCATGCGCTTGTCAAGCGCCGACATCTTGGCAGTCTCGGCCAGTTTGGCCGAGCTGATTTGGCGCGCGTCGAGCCGTTCGAGAACGGTGTCGAGGTGCGTTGATGGCCACGGTGAGCCGGAAGGGCGAGGCGGGAAGGACATCTGAATGGGTCTCTGACTTGCAGTGATTTTTACGTGCACTGGCACGAAGTCTTAGTGTCACGCGGAGGTACTAATTTACGGGCTGACTTGTACCGATACCAGATCCAATCACTGGCTAGTCTGTAGCGTCTCACCTATTCAGATGATCACGCTTTTAAGAACAATTTATTGTTATACATGTATTAGGGGTACACCCGGTGCAATGTCGCGTAGGCAACGGAGCGCAGTGCATCAGGGATGTTCCAAAAAAATAAAATAAGTCCGTGGACTTAGTGATTTTGCCAGCCGCGCGTTTTCACTGTTTGTCAAACGCGCGGCTATATGAGTGCTTGGCGGCACTCTGAGTTATCTTTCGGCGACGGGACGCTATATGGCTTCACGCCGTACTATCCAGATAAGCCTATTCGTGTCCCTGAGTCTATTCGCCGTATATTTGCTGCTGCCAAAGCCTTGCGAACTGTGCCACCTGTGGTGTCCAGTGGACCCCAGGGGCCAGTTTTGGCATTATCTAAGCGAAAGCTTTGCAGCGTTTGCTTGGAGACAGGTCACAACAAGCGAACCTGTCGCAAGCGTGTTGAGGTGAATGGCGTGGACACGTTATCATGCCGCGGCTGAGCGGTGTTTGCGCGGTGCAAATGTGCACCGGGCGTCCCGTCACATGTTTCACAGGCCGTACAGTACACGCGTGTTTGCAGCCAGGCAGCGGCTAGAGCGTCTGGGTGCATCTATGGCAGCTCGCCACGTGCGCAATAGTTTTTTGCGCCGTGCTGTGCGAGCGAATAGGTTTTGGAACGCGGCGTCGTCTGTAGCGGAACTGCAGGAGCTTCGTAAGGTGATTCGTCATCCTCGACCTGTCGAACACAATTATGGCGTGAGGCAGGTTGAGTATGGTATTGCTCGAGCGGCGTCAGACCGCGTTCGTCGTGTCATGCGTGGTGAGTATGTTTGAAATGACTTAAGGCGTGTGTTTCGGTATTTGCAACACACGCTCAAGTCATAATGGCA